AGAAAATATTAAAATGAGTGAATTTAACCAAGGTATATTCAATGCTATTAAGACTTTATTAAAGGGTAATTCCTTTGTATTGGCTCTTATATATACTTTAGGTCACATTTTAATTGCAATGACCGTAGTATCTATAATGACAGGTGCTAGTCTATGGGAAGCAGGTGCAGTTGCATTAATTGAACCAACAATAAATGGTATATGGTTTTACGTTCTACACAAACTTTGGAAAAAAATAACAGATTAGTTATGACATTAGCAGAATCAGTTAAAAATAAACCAATGACTAGAAAAGTTGATACTTATGAGTATCAATCACTAGCAGATTGTATTAGAAGTGACCAAGTACCAGCTAGTGAAATTGCAGAGATATTTACTGATAAATCATTTTATAAATGGTATAAAAAGAAGTATTTAAGTAAGTATAAATAATAATACGAATTGGAGAAAATTATGGCAGAAAACGATAAACAAATTATGGAACATCAATCAAGATTAGGTATTATGCCTAAACAATCTATGGACGCTGGTCAAGGTATGGTCAGCTCAGCAGAACCAACGATTGCTGAAATTCTAACTAAAGTTAACAACGCAAAAGATAAACCAAAAAAGATTGCAGTATTGAGAGAAAACAATTCTGAAGCTTTAAGAATGATACTAAAAGGTTCTTTTGACCCTAAAATTAAATGGTCATTACCTAGTGGTACACCACCTTACATTGCTAACGAAGCACCTCTAGGTACAGAGCACACAATGTTAAGTAGAGAAGCTAAAAGATTGTGGCATTTTGTTGAAAATGCAGACCCGGAAACCACAAAAACTCAAAAAGAGACAATGTTTATTCAGATATTAGAGGGTCTTCATAAATCAGAGGCAGAGGTCTTATTGAATATGAAAGATAAAAAACTGAATAAGGTTTATAAAGGGTTGAGTGAATCAGTTGTTAAAGAAGCTTTTGGTTGGAATGACGAATTCTACAAACCAGAACAAAAATAGAACATAATTCACAAAAAATTCATATTTTTCGTGCTTTTTTTATGAAAAAAGTGCTTGACTTTGGTCGTGGATTTGATATACTATACCTATAAATATAATATAGGAGATTACATTATGAAAAAATTGATTTTTATGTTCTTTGTTGTTTATATATGGTCTTATGCCATATTTAACGCTACTAGAGCTGACGCAAATGAATATAATACAGCTGTTATAGGTCATATTATTACTCAAAAAGTACAAGGTAATAATGTTGACACTTCGGTACTTGAGGCCGAGGTATCAAAATTAGCATATAATTTTGCTTTAGAAATGACAGATGTTTTAGAGAAACATTTACCAGTTATATTAGAGAGCTTAGCAACTGAAATTAGACAGAATGCTGATAAAGAATATAAGTGTAAATTGCTTGAAGGAGGCTCCTATGAATGTAGAGATTAACGTATGCCAAAACTTACAAGTAAAAAACTCAAAGTCAAAAAACTCATCAAGAGAGGTGTAAATGCCTCTGGCGAGAGACAATATAAAACTACCTATAAAGCAATCAAACAATATTTCAGATACATCAATGAGGGAATGTTCGGTGGTAAATTATCACCGTTCAATGATGTTGAAATCAAAGAACTTGCTAGACAAAAATGTGTTGGGCAAGTTAACATATTGGAGTGGAAGAGAAAAGGTACAAGACAATATAAACTTGAAATGTTACCAAAGTATCCAAGCTTTCAATACTTCCTTGATACGTTGTGCCACGAAATGGTACACCTATATCAAATGCAAAATTTGGGAGACACAGGAAATCATAATGCTATATTCTGGTCTTTTGAAAAGAAAGCAAAGACCCTTGGCCTTGGCCTATAATTATCAACAAAGTGAGAGGACTATATAATGAGAAAGACGAAAGAACTAGACCACCATCTAAAGCATATTATCAATAATGTGCCAATCAACCTAGAAAGATTTGAGATAAGTAAAGATAAGAAAATTACCTATTATACCGGTAATTGGTCAACAGATGTGGCCGCTAACTTTACAGAAAAACAATCAGAAAAAATCTTTAAGAAGATGAAAAAGATTATGGATAATAATCCTAATATCATATTCACTCAAAAACGTATGAAACCTATTCAAGTCGGTAGTTGGTCAGAATATGGCGAACAAGAGCCACATACTATAAATGGTTTTGAATACATAGCAATGAAGAGGTAATATGGTCAGAAAATCTAAAATAACAAAAGAAATAGAAAAGGCCGTATCAATAAATCCTGAAAACAAATATTGGGTATGGACTAAAAGAGTATTTTGGTCTATACTTGTATTAGCAATCGTTTATGGTACAGGTACTTTTTATCCTAATCCAATTGCTAAAAAGTGGGCAAATGAAGAATTAAGAGCAGAGCATACTGCTTGGGCACAAAACCTTGGTCTTGTATCAAAAGAAATGAAATACAAGAATAGAAAAGAGTTTGTAAAAGAACTTGGTTATTGTGTTGACTATTTAAACTTTACAACACCAGTTGACAAAAGAGTACCAATAGAAATGTTAGTCGGTCAGGCTGTATTAGAGTCTGGTTGGGGTACATCAAGATTTGCCAAACAGGCAAACAATCTATTTGGTATCAGAGTATTTAAATCAACAGCACCACATTTATTACCAGAGGGTATGGAAAAATGGCCTGGTTGGGGTGTTAGAAAGTTTGAAACTAAATGTGATTCAGTAAAAGAATATATTAGACTTTTGAATGAACACCCAGCATACAAAGACTTTAGAATAATGAGAGCTAAAATGTGGGCAAAAAATCAAAAGTTAGACTCTACTAAACTTATCAAAACATTAAAAGCATTTTCTACAACTGAAGATTATGCAGATAGAGTTATTAATATTATGGGAAAAGTTGAAAAACTAGACACTCCTAAAAAGAAATAAATACTACTATGTTCGGAATATTACTAACATTTTTTAGTGCAATTTCTATATCTGTAATAGCCGCTGGCTATTCTATTATAGGTCTTGCTACTATATTCGCCGGTGCATATGTGCCTATTATTGCAATGGGTTCAGCACTAGAAGTCGGTAAACTTGTAGCCGCCAGTTGGTTATATAACAATTGGCATAATAGTCTAGTACCTAAAACTATAAAAGCATATTTAACAAGTGCTGTTATAGTTTTAATTTTTATAACGTCTATGGGTATCTTTGGTTTCTTATCAAAGGCACACCTAGATAGTGTACAACCACAGGCTAACTTTACAATACAAACCAGTTTAATTGATAAACAGATAATACAAGAAGAACGTAATATAGAACGTGCAGAAAAAACTTTATTACAATTAGATAAATCAATTGAAGTATATTTAAATAAAGAATATGCAACAAGAGGTTTAAAAGAGAGACGTAAACAAGAAGAAGAACGAACTATATTAAAAGAAGAAATTAAGGCAAGTACAAATAAGATTGCAGAATTATATAAAGAAAAATCTACAATTGAATTAGACCAACAAAAGATAGAGGCAGAGGTAGGTCCATTAAAATACATTGCAGAATTAATATATGGTGATAACGCAAAAGACCATTTTGATGAGGCAGTAAGATATGCCATTATGGTTTTAATATTTGTATTTGACCCATTAGCTGTATTATTATTGATAGCGGCTAACATATCATTGAGGACTTGGAAGAATGCTAGAGCAGAAAAACAAAAGATTAAAGACGAAGAAAAAGCGAGTGCAAAAAGGAACAAAGATTGGCAAAAAGAGGCTGCTAACGCAAAAGCTAGAGCGAAAGACCTCCGAGATAAGCAAAAAATTTATAAAGACTTTTTTAACAAACTAGGTAAAAGAGACCTAAAGAATAGAGACTATGAAGAATTTTTTAGACAAATGGGTACTAAAGAACTTCAGGACCTAGGTATGGATCCTGACGCAATCAGAATTAAACTAGACCAAATTATGGAGTGGAATGATTTGCCTACTGAAACGGAAAAGAAACCGAAAAGGTATATAGAATCAGGCCTAAAAAATGAATAAATTTCTACTATTAATTTTTATGGTATTTATTTTGAACGGTTGTACCAAATATAGGTGTGTTTCTGACACCGGATGTAAGAAAGTCATAGATTGGAATAGTCCTGGTGCAAGTATTATGAGGTCTATTATAACAAATGGTACAAGTCTAGGTAAATAAGGCTTGACAAGTGAGGTAATATGTGGTATTATGAGAGTATGATAACAATTGATGATTTAGAACGCCTTTATGGTGGTAAAAAGACTCAGGAGCGTTTGATTAACAGCGCTGCTAAGGCTTGTAAGAATAGTCAATCAGATTGGGCTAAGAACTTCTGGTTTAACGTATTTTCTAAACTATGTAAAAAGTTTGGTAGAACGGACTTATATAATAAACACTTACATTAGGATTAATTATGAATGTATTTTATTTGCATAAAGACCCAAAAGTGGCTGCTGAAATGTCGTGTGATAAACACGTTGTTAAGATGATATTAGAATCAGCACAACTATTATCTACTTGTCATAGAGTATTAGACGGCACAGAATACTATGACAAAACTAAAAATGGCAGAAAGATAAAAAGGTGGAAACACCCTAATCCTAATTTAGAACCATTACTATACAAAGCAGGTTGGATAAAACACCCTAGTACAATTTGGTTATTAGAAAGTGCTTACAATTATAGATGGTTATATTTACATATGATGGCTTTAAATGATGAGTATAAGAAAAGATATAATCATACAAAAGACCATTTAGCAATTCAAAAATTAGGTGAAGTGTTATCACAACCACCTAAAAATGCAAAAATAAATAAACTTGCAACTGAACCTAAACCAGCAATGCCTGAACATTGTAAAGTTGATGGTGATGTGGTAGCTAGTTATAGAAATTACTATATACTAGAAAAGAAAAGATTTGCTACTTGGAAAAGTCCAGCAAAAGTACCAGATTGGTACAAAGAAGGTAAAATTTATGGTAACGAAGAAGAACAATACATCTAGGCCTAAAATTTTTGAAAGAAATCCTAATACCGGCGTAATACGTTGGCGTTATGAAAATGAATCACCAGACAAGTTTGGGTGGCCAAACTATGGTAGAATATTGAAGGAGAAGAAAAATGCGAAAAGAGATAATTGAGGCTTTAAAAGCACACGCTAAAGGTCACATTGAAAAACATAAAGCAAATGTTGAAATTCTTTTACAAAAAATGGTTGGTGTAGCTGAACATCCAGATACATTAGAAACTATTGAAAAAGAATTAAAAATTATTGCTGAGTATGATGACCAATTAGAAATGCTTAATAAGTATTTTACGTATAAAGACCCATTAAAGAGTAATTAATGCCAACTTATACGTTTGAAGACACTAAAACTGGTAAAGTGTTTGATGATTATATGTCTATTGCAGATAAAGAGACATATTTAAAGAAAAACAAACACATAAAACAGCTTATCACTTCAATAAATATTGTTAGTGGTACTGGTGGTATGAAGAATGACTCTGGTTGGAAAGAAAACTTATCCAGAATTGCAGAGGCACACCCAGCCAGTCCATTTGCAGATAGATATGGTAAGAAGTCTATCAAAGATATAAAAACAAAACAGGTGGTAGATAAACACCGTAAACGTCAAGCGAGGAAAAAATAATGGCAAAAGATTTACCAGATTATATGAGAGGTTTTGACCTAGATGATGATTGGGGAATGACACCAGTATCACAGGCACCATCTTCACAGCCTGCTATTGACCCTCAAGCTATTGACAATCAGAATGTAGAATTATCTAAAGTAAAATCAGATGTATCATCTATCAAATCTATGATGAATGAGATTATGCAAATCGTGGCAGAGAAAGATACTATTAATAAAGAAATATCAGATGAAGAAGTAAAAACTAAATTCAAAGATATTGAAAAACTGATATTACCATTTTTATATAACTTGATGAAGAGTGATGAACCTTATATACATTGGCCAAATAGAGCGCCAATTATTAAGGCACAAATTGAAAAGTTATTAAAACTAACAAGAGGATAATATATGAATCTAAAAGAACAACACAAAGAAATGAAAAAAGAAGTTGAAATTTTAGAAAGTAAACGTAGAGTAGATAGGTCAAGTGTATCTTGGCAACTCTTAAAAGAAGCGAAGAAGCTTAAATTAAAAGCAAAGGAAAGATTAAATGAAATTAAGTCCTAATTTTAGTCTAAAAGAAATGACTGCTTCACAAACGGCTGTACGTAAGGGTATTAATAATAACCCAAGCGAAGACCATATGAATAATCTAAAGTCGTTATGTGAAAATGTATTACAAAAGGTACGAGACCATTATGGTAAAGTAGTTACCATATCTAGTGGGTATCGTAGTCCTGAATTATGCGAAGCCATAGGCTCAAGCAAAAATTCACAGCACGCTAAAGGCCAGGCGGCCGATTTTGAGGTGTTTGGATTGAGCAACGCTGAATTGGTAAAGTGGATTTCGGAGAATTGTGATTTTGACCAGATGATTTTGGAATTTCACAATTTAGATGAACCTAATTCCGGATGGGTACATTGTTCTTATCGTAATGATGGTGAAAACCGAAAAGAAATATTACGTGCATACAAGAACGAGAGCAATAAGACTTGTTATGAGTCTTATATACCTAGCTGAAAAGAAGATAGGGAAGAGTTAAGAAACTCTACCGATTTAATTAATGCACATTTAATGGATTACAGGTCAAATTAGGCTTGCCAATCTTGTAAATGTAAGATAGAATGACTATATGATGAAACAAGTAAAGAATATTATATTAGGAATAGTTAGCGTTGGTGGATTTCTACTAGCATTATCTCTATTACTAAACTATATGCAAGGAACAATATAATGAAAAATTTTGTACAACTAGACGAGAGTAAGTTTCCTAATACAAAAGGAATGAATCAAAACGGTTTTAGATTTTACCAAGTTGATGGTAAGAACTATCCCTCAATCACAACTATTTTAAGTATTCAGAAAAAAGAAGGCTTAGAACAATGGCGTAAGAATGTTGGCGAGGCGGCTGCTAAATGGGAAATGGCCAGAGCGGCACGCAGAGGTAAAGCTGTTCATACTCTTGTTGAACAATATTTAAAAGGTGAAACACCAGCTATTCGTGATGTGTTGCCTCTTGGTATGTTTAAGTTGATGAAACCTTATCTTGACCAAATTAACAATATTCATTGTTTAGAAAAAATTATGTACTCACACAAACTGACCCTTGCTGGTCAAGTTGATTGTATTGCTGAGTATAATGGTAAATTATCTGTTATTGATTTCAAAACAGCAAACAAAGAACGTATTGATACTTGGAATCATAACTACTATCTTCAATGTAGTGCTTATGCAATTATGTATGAAGAGCTATTCGGAACTCCCATAGAGCAAATTGTTATTTTACAATCAGGAGAAGATGGTTCTTGTAATGCTTTTATCAAAGATAAAGCGTCATATTTGCCAGACCTAGAAAAAGCGATTAAGGACTTTTATAAATATTATGAAGACCTTAATAAAACAAAGCTAAACAAATAACAAGCCCCGTTTTATATAGTCTCACGGAGGCAAAAATGCAAAAACTAATACTAACTTTATTATTAAGCTTAGGTGTGTTTTTTTCTATGGCGTCTGCTGAAGAGTTTGAGGATAGAGAATATCCACCTATGCAATACGGATTAAATGGCCAAGTTATACCTGTTCAATGTGGTCTTTCAACAGATATTAATGTCTATGCAAAGGCTTTTGGTTTTGAACCAACAACATTTTCAGCAGGTAGAGCTGGTGCTAGACCAGATGGCGAGCCTGCCTACTTTGTTACCGTATTTTGGAATGAGTCATATACTGAACAACTTGTAGTGATTACAAGTCCTAGTGGCGAAGAAAGTTGTATAGTATCACATAGCTTTGATTTAAGAATGAGAAAAAAGGCTTTATAGAATTACTTGTTGACAATAAGTGCAATAAGCAGACTGGACGAGGGTGCAACTCCCTCCACCTCCACCATAAACACATTGATTTCAAGTGTGCTTATGGGGGGTGTGGTAGGATTCGACAGATGTTGAAAGACTTATTAGAGAGTAATAGTAGGCGTACTTAAACGCATTTTTAAATGGCAATTCAAACTTTGCCCTTGCTGCCTAGTATTAGGTAACGGAGTTTGTGGTGTACTTGGCAACAGAAACACCACGCTTTACATTTTAAATATAATATGATATAAATGAGAGTATGAATAGTAAAGAATTTACAAATATAATTAATAACATAGTCAAAGAGAAAAAACCTATTTCATATATGGAAGCGGTAATACATTATTGCGAGTCTAACAATATTGAAATAGAGACCACGACTAGATTAATATCCAAATCACTAAAAGAAAAAATCAAAGCAGAAGCCCTTAACGCCAATATGTTAAAGATTAAGAAAGGCGGTACATTACCTGTATGAATGGTTTAGAATTTTTATATCATTTATTATTTGTAGAAGTTGATAAAGGTCTATGGGGAATAATACTATTAGGTTTATTTTTTACCATTATAAGTATTGTTATGGATTATGGTTATGATGAGACAAGAGATAAACAATAATGTATGGTGGATTTGATGTCTATAAAACATATCTTGGTGTTAAATTACATTTTACCACCGACACATACGATTATATAAAATACGGAGGCAAAACAAATGCGAAATTGGATACGTTCACTAAAAGAAAAGATAGATATTTTTTTCATAAGCTATCTAAAAGATTTAATGAACGAGACGTATTGGATTTTTTTGTTAGTAATTTTATTATTGCTGGCGACAAGTGGGTTGGTGACCTAATAACAAATGAAAGTATTGAGAATTATACCAGATACCGAAAGTATAATGAGTCTTTTAAATACCATTTTCGGGACGATTGCGTACGGATTGGTGATGACTTTCGGGCTCGTAATATTCGTTTTGATGATGGCTTTTGCGTTCATAGTGGACAACACCCTAGAGTCCTACGATTACTTATTCAAAGGAAAATTAACTACCAAACCGCCATCTATTTGGATAAACATATTGCGTTTATCAAAGATTGGGATAAAAATATTAGTGAGAAAGTTGTCTGGCCTAAAATCTCACATACGATTGCCAGACTAACGCCGTTTCTGAACTTTAATATGACAGAGGCGAAAATGATAATGAAAGAGGTATTTGTCAATGGAGGATAATATAACACCGATTAAAGAAAAACTAGATGACAAAATCAAAAAATTAAATTCAAGTAGAGTATTTAAAAAGGTAACGCCAAAAGGTGACCTATCTTGGTATATCAAGTGGGCTTCTAGTATGGTGTTAATCTTATGTATGGCGAGTGCAAGTGCAAATTTATATCCTTGGAATTTGTATTTTGGATTGTTAGGTGTATCAGGCTGGTTTTGGGTAGGTGTATTGTGGCACGATAGAGCTTTAATTATGTTGAATGCTGTATCATTTACAATATATCTAATTGGTATAATTAATTATTTTGTAAAATGAAAATTAGATACTATAAACATATTAATGGTGCAAGATGGATAGGTTTTGGCCTTGCAATGTTAAGTGTGTTTATACTATCAAGTGCCAATATAGCAACTCAATGGGTTGGTTGGTCGTTAAGTGTAGTATCTTGTATAATGTGGGTTTATTTTGGTTTCAAAGACAGAGATTGGCCTAGAACTTTAATGGAAACAATGTACCTAGTAATGAGTATGAGAGCAGTTTACAATTGGATAACAATATGACACAAGCAATAATACTTTTATATATGACCGTGTTCATAAGTTTTAAGATTGGTGCTTTTCTAGCAACAAGAACTAATATATCATTTTGGCAATTACTATTGTTTTGTACATTGATAAAACTAGTGGCAACTTCATATGCATAGAGCCTTTTGTATTGGTAATGGTGAATCAAGAGTTGGTTTTGATTTAGAAAGATTAAGACCATTAGGTACAATTATAGGCTGTAATGCTCTTCATAGAGATTTTATGCCAGATGTTATCTGTGCCGTAGACCACGGTGTTATGCACGAAATCTATCATACAGGTGTTTGTAATAAAATACCAGGTTATTTTAGAGATTGGACTAAAGTGCCTGCTCATATGTACAAATTGATTGTTGAGGGTAATGTATCTAAAGGTGATGTAGAAGAGTTAAGAAGTGAAGGCATATTACAAGAAAATAATAGAGGTGAGGCAACAGAGTTTGTATTTCACGGCTCAAGATTAGAGGGTGCAGTACATATTGTTAAAAAGAATAAAGAGAATTTAGAAAAGAAAAAAGAATTAGGCATTAGTGATATACAAACTTATGTCAAGAATATAAGTGTAGGTCAAGTAAAGGTTTCTTGGATACAACCAAAAGATAAATCATATAGTTTAAAAGATGTAATGGGTACAGACCTAGGTTGGGCAACTGGTCCGTCTAGTGGTTATGTTGCTTGTCATTTAGGTGCCAAAGAGGTTTTTATGATAGGCCACGATTTACAATCAACTACAAGTACCGTAAACAATATTTACAAAGACACAAAACATTATGTTGCTAAAGAGAATGGTCCTACACCACACGTAAATTGGGTGACTCAATGGAAATCATTATTTGATAGGTTTCCAGATACAACTTTCTATAAAGTCAATAGAGATTTAAGATTAAAAGACAATGTGAATAACTTTGTGGCTGAGTGGGACGGACAACAAAATTTGTTTTATGTTGATTATTCCAGCATTGACAATTTAGAGGCAATTTGATATATTATAGAAATTAACTAAAAGGTAATTTATGAACTTAAAAGAAAGTAAAACAAAAGACAATTTAAGAGCAGCCTTTCAAGGCGAATCAGAAGCAAATAGAAGATACTTATACTTTGCACAAAAAGCAGATATTGAAGGTGCAAATGAAGTAGCACAAATATTCAGGTCTACAGCAGAGGGTGAAACAGGCCACGCACACGGACATTTAGAATACTTGGAAGAAGTAGGAGACCCAGCAACTGGTGAACCTATGGGTAATACTGAACAAAACTTAAATTCAGCAATCAAAGGTGAAACTCACGAATACACGGATATGTATCCTGGTATGGCAAGAACAGCTAGAGAAGAAGGCTTTGAAGAGATTGCTGATTGGTTTGAGACACTTGCAAAAGCAGAGAAGTCTCACGCTGGTAAGTTTAAAAGGACGCTTGACAATTATTTACAAAATGCTTAATATAAGTCTTATAAATAATATTGATGGCGATAATATAGCCAACACAAATACAACGAACATATTTAAATACGTAAAGGAGATATAATATGGACTTTGAAAGTTTAAAATCAAGTGCTTCTAACTTTGATAAAATCACAAAGGCATTAGAAGCTAATACAGATAAACCAGAGACCTCTGGTAATTCTAAAAACAAATACCAAGACGACAGATTGTGGAAACCTGAACTAGATAAAACTGGTAATGGTTATGCAGTAATCAGATTCTTGCCGGCAACTTCAGGTGAAGAAATGCCTTGGCAGAGAGTTTGGTCACACGCATTCCAGGATAAAGGCGGTTGGTATATTGAAAACTCATTAACAACTCTTAATCAAAAGGATCCTGTTAGTGAAGAAAATACAAG